CTGGATTTAATATTAAATAATTCTAGTTATGTTCATATTATTGGGGCATATTCAAATTCAAGATATAGGTATTCTGATTGCTACCAAACTGAAACATACTTCATCGACGGCCAAGCCCTAACCCCATCCAGCTTTGGCGAAACCGATGCCATCACAGGCCGCTGGAAGGCCAAGGCGTACAGCGGGACGTATGGGACGAATGGGTTTTATCTTAGCTTCAAGGACAACACCTCCACCACCACGCTTGGCTATGACGATGCGGGATCGAATGATTGGACGTTGAATAATTTCTCCGTCACGGCAGGCGAAGGCAACGACAGCCTTGTGGATAGCCCGACGAATTATGGGAGTGATACTGGGTTAGGTGGTGAGGTGAGGGGGAATTATTGTACAATAAATCCGTTAAAAACAAATAGTTCAATAACCACATCTGATGGAAACTTAAAAACAGTAAAATCCGCAGCATCAAACAATTTAGTTGAATTTGGGTCTATTGGCGTAAATTCTGGAAAATGGTATTGGGAAGTAAAACCAACATCAATTGGTGGTTTTTACTATATTGGAATAGGAAAAGACTCTGCTCCAAATAACACATATCCAACAGCCAACGATATTTTTACATACGGAAATGACGGGACAAAATACAATGGGTCTGGTTCTCCTGCGTATGGCTCGACATACTCTGCAAATGATGTGATAGGCGTGGCATTAGACTGTGATAATGGTACTATCGTATTTTATAAAAATAACGCATCCCAAGGAACTGCTTTTTCTTCTGGAATATCTGGATCAACATGGTTTGCGTATGCGTTTGTTGACGGAGCAAATAATTCTCATACAACAGAATGGAACTTCGGCCAACGCCCATTCGCCTACACCGCCCCATCCGGCTTCAAGGCTCTCTGCACCCAGAACCTACCACAGCCAACGATCCAGAAGCCAAGCAAGTATATGGATGCCTTGGCCTACACCGGAACCGGCGCATCCAACTCCATTTCCAGCCTTGGCTTCAGCCCGGATCTGGTGTGGATTAAGAATCGTGGGACGACGACAAGCCACGCTATTTACGATACGACAAGGGGAGCGCAGTCACAGCTTTCCAGCGACACAACCGGAGATCAGGTCACAAGCTCAACTGGCCTTACATCTTTTGATGCAAATGGGTTTACCATTGGAACCAGTACACTTGTAAATACAAGTGGGACGCAATATGTGGCGTGGGCTTGGGATGAGGAACCGAAGGCCGGATTAGATATTGTAAGCTACACAGGCAACGGAGCCAACCGCACGATTGCTCATAATCTTGGAGTTGCTCCGAAGATGATTATCGTCAAGGCTCGCGTCACGGCCAGCACGGATCAGGGGTGGCCGGTCTATCACGCATCCAACACCGCCGCACCGGAAACAGACTATCTTCTACTTAATTCAACAGCCGCAAGCGCAGACTTGGATACAGTCTGGAACGACACAGCCCCTACCGCCTCAGTCTTTTCCGTGGGGACAAACGCATTAGTCAATACCAACAACGACACCTATATCGCCTATTTATTCTCGGAGGTGGAAGGCTACTCCAAGTTCGGAAGCTACGCAGGCAACGCCTCGGCAGACGGGCCGTTTGTGTGGTGTGGGTTTAAACCGAAATATATCATGGTGAAAAAAACATCAGCAACCGGTCCTTGGATGGTTTTTGATTCATCAAGAGATTCGTTTAATGTTGCCACATCAGAATTAAGGCCAAACGAGACAACGGCAGAGCCAATCGCAACAAGGGGGTCTGTCGACCTTCTCTCAAATGGATTTAAGATAAGATCAACATCTGCAACATTTTTGGGGGAGCTTGGTGATTTTATCTTCGCCGCCTTCGCCGAATCCCCTTTCAAATACGCCAGAGCAAGATAGGAGACTATATGTGGATCACATCAACCAATAACATCATCCGCCAACCCCAAGGCATCCGCATTGAAGATGTCAACCATCCAGCCAGCATCTTCTGGTGCTGGAGCAAGGAACAGCTTGCCCAGATCGGGGTCAAGCCTTACCACCCGGCCAGCGTACCCGCTGGCGAAAGGGTCACAGGCGCGTATACTGAGGAGGTGGATGGCGAGGTGTACGAGCGTTTCAACACCGAACCGATCCCGCAACCCGAGGAGCCAGTAAATGACCCTGTCTGAAATAGCCCAATACGCCGGTGAGAAGGTCGGCAAGACCGACTCCGAAACGCTGACTTTTCTCCAGAAAGCCGCAAGCTTGGCTTACCGCCGGGTCTGGAACTTTGCCCCTTGGCGCGAGACCGTCACAAGTTCCACCTATTCTGTCGGAACCAATCGCACCATTACCCTTGGAACCAACGTGGAGACCCCGCTCTCCGTATCCTATGACCAATCCGAAGTTGAACCCATCGACCTTGCCACCATCATCAGCCAAGACGCTGATCTGCTCGAAGATACCCGCACGGGTACTCCGGTGCTGTATCATTTTACTGGCAGGAATACGAGCGGAATTGCACAGCTTGATCTGTATCCGCGATTGGCGGATACTGGAACCGTAAGCTTGCGGGTGGTGGAGAAGTTAAAGTGCCTCACCCGCACCAACATCATTGTGGACTTCCCTCCGACCACGCAGGCGTTGGATGACGAACTTCGCTTGCCCCATGTGCATCAGGTCGTTCTTTCCCTGACCCATGCCGATGCCCTGGAGCGGGAACGGCAGTATGCCAAGGCGCAGTCGGTCGTGCAGACCGCCAATGCCGACCTTGCGGCGATGGCTAACTACGAACTGAGCCAGGTTGGTGGGATCAAACAGATCACGCCGTCCAGCTTGGGCGATCTCACCACCGAAGAAATCACAGCCTCCTAATGCCATACTACTCGGACAACCTCGACGACCTTCTGGCGTTTGACGGCATCCGCAGTTTTGCGGGTGGTCAGGCCAGCGGTCTGCAATCAGACCTCTTGGCCGAGAACCAAGTTCAGCAGTTGGTCAACATGACCCTGTCGCCCAAGGGGAGCCTTGAGACCCGGCGTGGGTTGGTCAACTTCAACACCACGGCGACAAGCCAAGAGGGGTCAATTGGCGGGATGCGGTATTTTGACACAGCGCAATACGAGGATCTTGTCAGCGTAACGCAAGGCAGGCTTTACAGCATCAACTCCAACGGCAGCGCAACCCTACATCCAGCCGACGAGATTTGGAACAATACCAACAGCACATGGGACAATGACGCACAACAATGGGCTGACGGATTTTCAACAACTTTCGATACCAAGGTCAGCATGGCGCAGTTCAACGACAAGATGTATCTGGCCGATGCCGACGGCCCGCTTTATTTTTACGACGGCGACATTGCCGCAAGGCAGGGCGGCAAGGTCAGGGCGATTACCGTTTCCACGGGCGGCACCGGCTACACCAGCGCAACCGCAATTGTGACCGGGCCGGATTGGGGCGGAACCTTGCCTACCCTGATTACGCAGGTGGCCGGTGGGGCTGTCACCAGCGTGACGGTGGTGGATGGCGGGTCTGGCTATTCCAGCGCACCGACCGTAACCATTATTGGAAATGGGTCTGGAGCAACAGCCACCGCCACGGTCAGCCCTCCTCCGCTCAATCTAAGGATTTTAATCAACACTGGTAACCGGCTCTTTGGCGTTGGATCAGCAGCCAACCGAAATACGCTTTATGCTTCCGACATTCTGGATGCCTCCATTTGGGATGCGGCAAACTCGGTCATCGTAAACGCCGATGACGGAGATGAGATCACCGCCATCGTTCCATATTACGAGAACCGCATCATCGTCTTCAAGAAACGGCGCATATTCCAGGTAACGATCCCTCCCGACATGACCAGCGCGGCGGATTGGGTGATCCAGCTTATCTCCAATAACACCGGGTGCGTGGCGGAAGGTTCAGCCGTACAGGTCAATTCCGACATCTTCTTCCTTTCCGATGACGGCATCCGCTCGCTGGTCCGGTCTGCGGCGGACGATTTCACCTCGGTAGGTCTGCCATTGTCAGAGGTTGTCAAGGATGTGATTCAGGAAATCAACGTGGCCGAGATTGGGATCTGCACGGCGGCCTTCTACGACAACCGCTACTTCCTTGCCGTGCCGACAGCGTCAAACGATTTTAACGATACCATCATTGTGTACAACACGGTACTGGGGGCATTTGAGGGGACTTGGACTCCGAATGTAATGCAGTTTGCTTTGACCAATTTCCAAGACGAAGGGCTTCGGCTGATGAAGAAGTCCACCACGGGACAGATCCAAAAGTATAGCGGATACAAGACCCCGGCACAGGTCACAATTGCCGACTACCAAGATGCCGGAGTTGACTACGAATCCTATGTCCGCACCGCTGATATGGACTTTGGCGATCCTTTTGCCGAAAAGCATGGCAGCCACTTTGAGATTGTCTTTGACGACTCATTTTCTACCGATACGACCATCTCCATCCAGCGGGATATTGATGTTGGCGATATTGACGTTCAGCCCAACCTCAATATCTCCAGTGCCGCTCTAACCCTGCCCTTTGTTCTCCCAGCTCAGTTGCCGTCCTCGGTCAAGAAAAGGCTTGCCAGCGACCTACGGGCGTACCAGAAATGGCGTTTGTTGAATATCAAGATCCAATCGGCGGCCAACAAAATGGCCATCCGCCAAATCACGGCTGCGGCCAATCCTGACACCATTGAGGTGCAGAAGAACATCTCGTGACGGCTGTGGAGTTTATCGAGGCTTCCGGCGTACCGGAATCAAC